CGGCCGGGCAGGCGCAGGTTGAAGCTGTCGAGGTTCCATACGCCGGGCACCGGCACGAACAGCCTGCGGCGCACGGCCCCGACCCGGGCCTCGACGCCGCCCTTCTCGTGTCCCGAGTACGGGTTGCGGAACGTGTACTCGAACCCGTAGTGCGCCTGGAACGCCTGGAACAGGCGGGTCAGGCGGATCCTGTCGAACCGTTTGCGTCCGACGCCGGCGGCGTTGTCATACACGATGCGTTCGGGCACCCCGCCCAGCCATTCGAATAGGTTCCTGAGGGCCTGGCACGTGCACTCCGCGTTCTCCCCGGGCATCAGCCGGCTCGGCCCGATGTTCGAGTACGGGAAATCCAACACGAAATGCCGCATTCGCGTCACGACGCCCCGGTAGCGCACGTCGACCTGGCCGAAGTCCGCCTGGCATTCGCCCGGATGCCACGACAGGTCCAGGAAACCGGCCTCCCGCTCCGCCGCGGCCTCGCGCCTGAGCCGCGCCACGGTCCGGGTCACCGTCGACAACGACACCCCGGCCCCGTACTCGTCGCGCAACCGCTCATGGATGCGGGTCGCGGTATGCCGCTGCTTGCGCCAGGTCTCCCGGTCCTCGGCGAGCATGCCCTCGATCATGGGCAGCCACTCGTCGATCACCGAACCACGACGTCGCCTCACGGGCGGCCTGGCCGATAGGCCGTCGACCCTCAGATACTTGCGCACGGTCGGCTCGCTGACCCTCTCGCTGCGCGCTATCGAGGCGATGGACTCACCGTTCCTGCGACGCGAACGGATAGACTGTATCTGGGGCATGCCGGTCATTGCCTTTCCGGACCTTTCCCGAATGGAACTAGAAGCACCATCAGGCTAAGGCCCACGGGTGGTCGGCATGCCTTTCCGCCTAAACCCGAAAAACCTTCGTGACTAAAACCTCAACTTCCTATTGAACAAAAACACCCACATGCAGCACTCCCCGATCGAAGTCCAGGTCACGGGCCTTCAACGCCGCCGCCTCGCCCCAGCGCAATCCGCAGAAGCCCAACGTCAGCACGAGCGCCTGCCGCTCCGCTCCCAGATGCTTTCCTCTGGCGCATTCGTCGGCGAATGCGAGCAGCCGGGGTATGGTCAGGTACACGCGACGGCTCTTGCGCCTCGGCAGTTTGAGGAGTTCAACGTTTTCACAGGGGTTGTCGAGTATGAGCTTGTCCCGGACGGCCATGCGGCAGATGCCGAGCATGGTCTGGTACGGGCGTCTCTCGGATGGAGCACCCGAGTTCTCGATGATGTCGCTGATCCACGCCTGGACCTCGGCGTGGGTGATGGTGCCGATTCGACGGTCGGCCCAACGCTCCTCGCAGTAGAGTCGCCATGATTCCGTGGCGTTGACCCGTGTGGTTTCCTTCCAAAACGGCCATTTCTCCTTCAGCCATTGCTCGTAGAGGTCTCCAACACGTCGTTTGCCGTCCTCCGGGTCAACATAGCTGTTGGTGGCCTTGGCGATGGTGACGTGCTCGGCCGCCCAGTTCTCCGCGTCGATCTTGCGGCGGAAACCCCTCTTGTCGGTTTGCGTGCCGTCGGGTTTCCGGTAGCGGACGCGGTAGCGGTTTTCGCCCTTTGAGGTTTTGTATCTGGTGACGTTCGCCATCAGTCCACCTCCATGCTGTCCACTTGGAATCTCAGGGTTGGTCGGATAGTATGCGAATTAAAGGAAAGGTATGGTCGATGGATAATGAGCAACAATCCAATCCTGAGGGGCATGACGAGGGGCGCGCAAATAGTAGTGACTCGCAAGGTGGAGCGGAGGTCGTTCACGCCGGCGACAGCAGTACAGCTCCAGACGAAAGCCTGGGAAATGGTGGGCGACAGCCTGCGCAGAGCGATGGACAAGGAATCGACCTCAACGCGATAGCGATTGCGGCACGCTCTGGCCCACTGCCTTCCGTCGAAGAATACGCAGGTTATGAGAGGGTACTTCCCGGTGCCGCTGATCGCATACTGGCCATGGCCGAAAAATCGTTGGACGTCGAGATATCGGACAGAAAAGCAGCAACAGCAATGGAGGCCGCTGACCATAAGGCCGAAAACCTCAGTATGCTCATTACTTCCGTTGCCTTTTCGTTCCTGCCTTGGATGGCCTTTGGAGCCGCTATAGTTTGCGCGGCCTTTGGAAACAATGTCGGTACGTTCATTGGAAGCATAGTTGGCGTCTTTTCCGCTGGTCCTCAGCTTATTGACGCCGTAAAACGTAAACGCAAATAGCATTTCGGGTATGCTTCGCCCCGTGTAGGATAAGGGGTGAAGCGTCCTCCTTTCCAATAAGCAAGCTGGTCGATGTTTCAACCGCCCTGTTGACGCTGCAACGCCGACAGGGCATTTTTTATTGTTTGGTGGTTTTGACGGTGATGGTGGTGCCGAGCGCGGTGGTCTCCCAGCTCACGCCGTCGGCCTCGCTGTAGGTGAAGTCCTTGGTGGCGTCCTGCGAGGCGAGCAGGGATTGAGCCATGGTCTCGGTGTCGCCCTGGCTGGTCCACTTCCAGTCGCCGGCCTCGGTCGGGGCCTGATAGGTGCCCTTCCAGTAGAGGCTCTTGGCGTCGGTGCCAATCCAGTTGACCTCGATGGTGTCGCCGCTGATGGTGGCCTCCATGTACGAGTTCGGGTCGTTGGAGTTGGTTTGCTTCCACGTGCCGGTCAGGTCGGCCGGCTGGGGCTTGGGCTCCTCCTTCTTGGTCTCGGTCTTTGACGTGCCGTCCGTTTTGGCCGGCGCGTCGGATGTGGTGTTTTCCCCGCAGGCGGTCAGTCCGGCGAGCAACAGTGCCGCTGCCAGCAGTGCGATTGTCTTTTTCATGGTTTTCTTCTTTCTTAGTGGATTATCTCGCTGAGGATTTGTCTGTAGTCTTCGATAACTTGGACGGTGACGTTGAGCTCGCTGGCCATTTGGTGGGGTTGCCGCCGTACATGCGTTCCGCCAGCGCGTACTCTGCCGGGTCGATGAGCAGCAGGGCGGTCCGCCGCCGGCAACGCCGTTCGATCCGACTGCCCTCGCACCCTTTCGACGTGTCGTCGTCATGCGCCCAGTGGACGAGCTCGTGCACCAGCGTGCAGCGTTTGCGCGTGTAGGTGATGCGCCGGTCGATCAGGATCGTGTCCGCTCCCTGCGATAGAGCCCGTCCAGCCTGCGGGGCAGGAGGGCGCTGGCCACGGTCAGACCGGGCGCGAATCCGTACAACGCCATACGCATCTGCCCGTAGCTCAACGAAGAGCTTATCAGCAGTCGGGCGCTCATCATCTTTCTCGCTTCCTCTCAAGGAACATGTCCAAAAACGGGATCTCTCAGCTTATCTTGTCCAAGGCGTGTATCGCCTTGGCGGCAAGATCATTCTGGGCGGGATTCTCCGTGAATTCCTGATATCTCTCCTTGCTCTTCTCGACCATGTCTGAGAAGTACAGGAATCGCGCATTGAAGATGCGAACGCGATCGTTCGCGGCCTTTACAGGCATTATTTCGTCTTTTATGTCGCTGTACACGTGCTTGACAATGATTATCACATTGACTCTTGCGTCAATTCCTGAATCGTTCGTGTACGCATGCGAGCCAGAACCAGCCCGCGCGTCAGCTTGCTGCAACAGCCGCGTCATTGCCCGAGCATATTTCTCAATTTGCAGCGTCAGTTCGCTTATCTTCACCTTCCTTCCGTATCGTTTGAACTCGACGATGACTTGTCGTCCGCCTCCGTCCAGGTATTTGATGTCGAGCCGGTCGTCGGCGGCGTCGTCGCTGAAATCCAGATTGAATTGTTCCTTCGCTATCCTTTTGAAGGACTGTTCCTTGACGAGGTCTTCCGTCGCACGCTCCCATGACGGATCCAAAAGCCATGGGTTTTCCGCGATGAAATCCCTAGTCCTGTTTTCGAGTTCATTGTGGTCCAACAGATCTTCCAGTTTGCCGATGACGGAAAGCCTCGTCCTGATTATTTGGCCATACTCCAGTTCCTCAAATCTGGCATACGAGGACAGTATGGTGAATAGCTGCGCCTCACTCATCGTGTCAACGTCTTTGAGCTTGTCTATCTCATCGTTCTGCTGCAGTTTGTAGAAGGCGGCGATTGACGACTGATACAGGGAATTGCGGTCGTCGTCATTCAGGCCGTCAATGCTGGATATCCGCGAAATCATCTTCTGTGCGGGTCTCCTGCGGTCCGACGGAAGCGAGGTAATCCATTCCCTGACCTCAGGAACGCTCTCATAAAGGGCTTTGGTGGTTGTATCGCTCCTCAATTCCGACCACTTGTCCGATGCCGCGTTGAATATGTCCTTCATCTTCGCATTGAACGCGCGGACCCGCTCATCGTCCTCGACTAGTCTCTGCCTGTCCGACGTGGCAATGTCCTCCTGATCATCCTGGTCCAGGAAGTCGGCTTGGATCTGACCGGTGACATAGCTTGCGAAATGCTTGTCAAAATCGAGGTGATCCAATAGTCCCTCTTGGATCGGCCTCTTTCTCGCGAGAACTATGATGTTCTTCATGCTCTCGTCGTCGGCTTCGAACACCCTGTCGGCGGGCTTGGCAACGCTTCCTATCCATCCGGAGATACGCCAGTCATCATGCCCCGGGATACTTGTGTCTTTGATGCGGTTTTCGGCTTCGGCGGACACCTGCACTCCGTCCGGCAGTTCGTAATCCCCCAGATACCATATGTACTGCAGTTTCTGGAGATCGCCGCGATCCTCGTACGTGACCGGCTCACCGTTGATTTCTATGACGAATCTTCCCTGATCCTCGGGCAGGTTCGCAAGGCCGAGGACGTCGAAACGCCTCGCCAGCCTCCGGCGCAGGGCCCGTTCGGTAATGGATACCCGTTTCACCCTCAGATCGGAAAGAACAATTTTCGTCCCGTTGGCACGGTCGCCGAATTCCGCGGCGGCGTCGGCCAGCGGTTCCGGGTGGTACTCCCTTCCTGCGGGATCGGTGTTGCGGATACTCTTCTCCATTTCCTTCGCGTCGATGGTGAACCCGTGAGACGGGCCATCCTGTTTTCTCGAGGAAACGACCATCTTGTCCGCGAGGGAGAACGCGGACAGTTTGCCAATGCCCTTCCGTCCCATGTAGGGACGCTTGAATCTGGGCGAAGCCATGCCTTCCACGACTCTTTTCCGGTATCCCACTGTCAGGAACCGTGAGTTGAGTTCCCCGTCGGTCATGCCGCACCCGTTGTCCAAGATCGAGATGGAATTATTCGGATCGAACTGGATCTCAACGCGGGTGGCGTCTGCATCCCATGCGTTGGCGACGAACTCCGACAGCACTGCTGCCGCGTTCGAATACAGGTTCCTGCCCAGGGAATCCACCGTGGCGATGTCGACGGTCAGCGTGTATTTATCATTCATTATCCTGATTCCTCTTTTCCTTTTCCACTGCGACGATCTGGCGTGCGATTGCCTTGCCGAACACGGGAGGCACCGCGTTGCCGATAAGCCGCCCGACGTTGGTGAACGTGATGGGCTCTCCCGGCTTCGTGAACATGAACGAGTCCGGGAATCCCTGCAGGCGTGACGCCTCGCGGAGAGTCAGCGTCCTGTCCTGCTCGGGGTGGGTGAATCGCCCGGTGCCGGGATTGTAGGACTGCGTAGTGATGGTCGGTGAGGGTTTGTCCCATTCCATACGTCCATAAAACGATTTGAACGTGGACCCGGTCGTTTTTTTCTGGCATTCCAGCAGAAGCTCTTCCGGCCAGTCCTTCCATGTGCCTCCCGGCTCGGAGGCTTGTATCCGCCGGAGGTTCAATGGAGTGAGATTACGGGCGAAATGCAGCCGGTCGTCCGGATCATGCTCTCCGGCGGACAATGGCGGGAGATCCTGAATCGCATCGGAGACGGTTCTGTATGAGTCCTTGTCGACTGTCGGGGATGGGATAGGGACGTCTGTTCCCCGTCCGGCGAGCAGCACAAGCCTTCTGCGCCGTTGAGGCAGACCGTAGTCGGGGCCGAATAGCACGGAATGGGCGACCTGATATCCCGTTTCCCGAAGGATCGACACGAATTCCTCGAAGACCTCGGATTTCTGGAGTCTGGGCACGTTTTCCATGGTGACGTAGTCTGGGGTCGTTTCCCTGACAAGACGCCCGAACTCCAGAAGCAACGGCCATGACTGTTCCTGCGACGTGTCCACTCCACGCCGTTGCGACGAGAATGGCTGACATGGCGCACATCCGGCAAGCAGACGGACACTGGAACGGCCCCACAGTCGCTTCAATTCATCGCCCGTGACCTCACGAACGCTTTCCCGCACGAATTTGGCCTTGATGTTCTCCTCATATGGGTAGGCGCAGGAAGCCGCGTTGTCTATCCCCGCAACGACACGCACGCCGCCCTGTTTCAGACCGAGCGACAATCCTCCCGTGCCGCAAAACAGGTCAATGGCCGATATCACAGTTCTTGTCCTCATGAATCCCCACTATAAACAGAATCAAAGAGATCAATCACCCATTTACGCGGGTTCGTCCCCATCACCATCGAATTTATGCTCATCTTCTAGGGCAACGATGTCCATGTCTCCTCGATGGAGTTTCTTGAGTGTTTCGTCTATTCGCGCCTGCTCATCATCAACAAGGCGCTCGCCAGCGAGCGCAGTCTTGCATTCTCCCATTTCCTCGATAAGTCGCCGGTAGGCTGCGTTGAAGACTTCGCGCGGGTCTACGCCGAGCAGTTCGCAGGTGTTGATGAGCGCTTCCATCGGCATTGACGGCTTGGCGTTCAGCCAACGGGAGTACCCTGACTTCGAATGTCCTAATTTTTCAGCGACATCGGCCTGGGATGTCTCATGGCGCGCAAAGCTTGCCTTTAGCTCTAACCCAATTAACTGGGAAAAGCGATGGCTTCGTTCATCTTGAATCTTGCTCATGTGAGTACTTTACATCTCATATAAGGCAATTGCAATTCATAATTTGCAACATGATTGCACATTTGTGACACGCCGGCATTGACAGTAATCGAACTTGGCTATAGCGTTGCTCACATGAGCAATGTTAATGCATGGGTCGGCAATCGTGTCGATGAAAAAATTCGCGAAAAAGGCATGACGAAGCGATTCGTGTCGGAGAAGTCTGGCATGCCCTACTCCAGTCTCAACAGCAAGCTCAAGGGGTACCGAGGCTTCGACCTTGATGACATCCTTGCGCTCGCCGAAGCCATCGGAGAATCCCCGTCGGAACTCCTGCCGCCACAATTCACCAAAGACGTTCCAGCGCTCGCCGAAGGAGAGGTGAAGTGATGGGCAATGACATCTCCGTCGTGGAACTACGTTCAATGAACAACGATCAGATTCACCGTTTTGCCGCGCTCGTCAACGAACCGGAAAACACTCTGGCGAACATGTCGGACGACCCGGTGCGTATCGAGACATACCCGGGAATCGGCCCGCAAATCATTTCCTATCGGAAAATCGTGCGAATTGACGATAATGTGCTTGCCGCCTTGTTCAGTGCAGATACTGAGGAGACGGCTTCGTCACCGAATGACGCTCCCCGGATTCACCCGGAAGGGACCAGGTGATTCTGATGTCGGCATACCCGTCCTCGCACATAATCGCCTTCTCCATGAACATGAACCCGATGGACGATCCCTTGGATATATTCCCCAGCTCGTATTCCTTGCCGCTCGAAAGCACCACCCGAACGTCATGGGCATCAAAGGCGTTCTCGTTCGCGACGGCATACTTGAGGTTCTGCACTTGGTATATGTCCCACTTCGGGACACTGGCGGTCTCCTCGGCCAACCGGGCCTGCGTACGCTGCGCGGCAAGCTGTCCACGCAACGCATCGGCTGAATCCTCAACCGTCTTGACCTGCGCGCGAAGCGCATCCGCCGAATCATTCGCGGCCTTCAATTGGCCTTTGAGCACCTCAAGCTGGGCATCGAACTTCTCCTGCGCATCCTTGGCCTCACGTTTCGCGGCTTTGCCCTCCAGACATTTGGACGTGAACCACGCCACCGGGGAGAGCACGATTCCCAGAACCGTGATCGCCAAGTCCATCCAGGCTGTCGGGTTCTGTGCGAAATCCCCCTGTATCAGATTCCACAACCATGTGACCATCATCGACTTCTTTCTCATAGGAGCATTCATGATGAATCTACCGCATCATGCGTCCCATCGTCCCATCCGCACCGCAACCATTCCGGCGCTCGCCGGCAAGGAGGTGGCGTGATGAACGGTCCGACGGTTCTTATAATCGCACTTTTCCTTCTGAATATCGGGTTGTCCATCAAGAACGAGCTTGACCTTCGTGAGATCGAGCGCGCTCGACGTAAGCGCGCTTCACTTCAACCATCGATACCGACATGTAGTGAGTCCTCTTCTTCAGCCGCGTCCACTCAATCCACTGGATACGGAGAAAATCAGGAAGGCGAGGAATGTCAGAAGCATTGGTGAGAGAAAAGACCGCTTCCGTATTCGGTGGAATGTTCAGGCAGATTTCCGCGTTGGCAATTGGAATTCCGCTGCTTAGGAAGAAGTCTGAATCCACTTTGGGCCTATACAGGGTCATGGTGCCCTCGTTGCGGAAATGGATACATCGCAGACTTTCCGAATCCAAGGTCGCCACGAGGTGCTGCGCCGCAATCCTGTCGCTCCTGCGAATCTTGTTGATTTGTCTCTGCTGCACGCAGTTCCACAGGAGGGCCGCAATCGCGACCAATACGGATGGTTCAGTCCAATTCAATTGATTCTTCCCTTCGCTGGGTCGTTGGTTTGAATGTCGCAGTTCCAAGCCTACCGGCGGAGGGGCCACACGAAAAGAGAAAAACGATGAACGCCAAGGATTACGGGCGTCACGCCAGCGGTTTCCGCACGGCGGACGGAGGCCCGTCGAAACGGTTCATGCGCCGGCTGGTCTTCTGGGGCGTCGTGTTCGCCGCATGTCTGGCGTGGGTGATGACCCACGAGGCGTGCCGGTACCCGTTGGCCAACGGCGTCTGCTCGCTGGTCGCGTTCCTGGGAGTCCCCCTGCGTCTGCTCTGTCTTGTGGCAAGCGAGGCGGGAGCCGATGAATAAAGGCCTGCCGGGGTTCTTCCTTCCCCGGCAATCGACAAGGACAGTCGCTAACACCATCGTGCCGCACCCTTCCCCAGCTGGTGCGGCGTGCGGGGCCGGCAGGTTCGCCCCCGCCGGAGATCGCGCGGTGTCATGTACGCGCGGCAAACGGCGGGAAGCCGTTCGATTCGGCACGGTCCACTCCCCCTGCGGGAAAGAAAAAGCCCACGCGGCAACGTGGGCGAAGCAAAACAGCTACATGAGAAAGGATACACCATGAGCGCCATGATTCCGCCCGACGTCATCCAGGACGGCGTCGCCTATTGGAAGGCCGACAAGGTGAGCGCCTATTTCGGGGGCTCTCCCACCGTGGGCACGCTCGGCGTGTGGAGATACCGGGGCGAGGGGCCGAGGTTCGTGAAACTCGGCGGCAAACGCGAGCACCGCCAACGCGATACGCGCCGCGTCGTCTACCCGGTCAGGGAGGTGATCGCATGGGGAGAACGCAACGGTCTCCAGCAGCAGACGGTCGCCGCGTGAGCGAAGGAGCATCGATGACGAGCCAGCCGGATGATTACGACTATCGGGAGGAAGGCGAAAGCCTGTTCAAATGGCCGCTCGACGCCGCGGGCATGCGCATGGGCGCCGGCGAACTATTGGACAGCCTGCTCGAGGTCATCCAGCATCTGAATCGCGCGGACGCATGGCCGCTGACCATATTGCCGCCCCGGTTCGGACCGTGGCCGGCGCACGATATCGGCGGTGTGCCTGTGGAAACGCAAGCCGTCGAACGATTCGAAGGAGGTATGAACATGGCGGGCGAGACAGTCATCACGATCGTCGGCAACCTGACCGCCGACCCCGAGCTGCGCACCATCGCCAGCGGCGCCGTCGTCTGCGGGTTCACCATCGCGTCCACACCGAGAATCTGGAACCGCCAGACCAACCAGTACGAGGACGGGCAGGCGTTGTTCCTGCGCTGCAGCGCGTGGCGTGATCTGGCCAACCATTGCGCGCAGTCCCTGTCCAAGGGCATGCGCGTGATCGCCACGGGCAGGTTGCAGCAGCGTTCCTACCAGGCGCAGGATGGCACCAACCGCACCGTCATCGACATGACCATCGATGAGATCGGCCCCTCATTGAGGTACGCGACCGCGCAGGTGACGCGAACCCAATCCGGGCGCGGCTATTCCGGCGGCAGCACATATGGGGATCCGGCCAAGCCCGCCAACCAGCAACAAGGTTGGCAGAACGGCTCCCCGGCATCGGCCCAGAACCCCGGCATGCAGGAAGGCGACCAGTGGGCGCAACCGGCGCCCGTCTCTCTCGGTGCCGCGTTCGGCGCCTCCGATGATTTCCAATCAAACGATTCCGATCCTGAATTCTAAGGAGATTCAATGCCACGCAAGAAGAAGACCGATGGCGTGCAGGATGCGCTGATTCCCGACGAGATAACGCCGCTCATGCTGCTCGCCCTGACAGCCAAGGCGTCGCGCATGAAGGACGCCGCGGCCGCGTTCCGCATCGCGGCCAGCAAGATGCTCGACCTGGCCACCAAGGATGAATACATCGAGAAATACAAGAACATCGATCCCATCACCGATGCCCTGTACGACGCCTGCGACCTCTCGCAGCACATCTTCGACGCCGCCAACGCGGTCAACGACCTCATCAACTATCCCGTCGAGGCCCGCGAGCGCGTGGTGAAGGCGGATATCGAGCGCAGTCTGCTGGATCCGTGGCGTGACCTGCCCACTGGCGGTGTGGATCCGAAGACCGGCGAAATCAAGGAGGACTGAATCATGAGCAAACGCAAGCACGGGCGCCAGCAACTGGAGCATGAGCGTCAACGCCGGCGCAGGAAGCGTCTGCCGCACCTGCCCGCGCACCAGAATCTCAGCACATCGATTAAGGAGCAGTGACCCGACGAATTGTCTATCAACATCATCGACATCAACGTAACCAACCTCATCCCCAACCCGAACAACCCCCGCAGGGACGTGGGCGACGTCACCGAATTGGCCGACAGCATCCGCGAACAGGGATTGCAGCAGGCGCTCGTGGTCACACCCGACCATGAGGAGCACGGCGAGCGCCTGTTTCGTGTGGTGATTGGTCATCGTCGTTTGGCGGCGTGCAAGCTGGCCGGCATCGAACGGGTGCCGTGCATTGTGCGTGAGTTGGATGCGAAGACCGAGCGTGAGCTGATGCTGGTGGAGAACTGCCAGCGCAGCGATCTGACGCCGTTGGAGGAGGCCGACGGGTATCAGGGTCTGCTCGACCTGGGTGCGAACGTGGGTGAGCTGGCGTCGAAGACGGGGCGCAGCGAGTCGTTCGTGCGTGGCCGTTTGAGGATCGCGCGCATCCCTGCCAAGGTGCGTTCCGGGTCGAAGGGGTTCGCCCAGTTGTCCCTCTCCCAGTTGGATGAGTTGGCGGAGTTCGAGGATCATCCCGACATGATGAGGGAGCTGGCTTCGCAGGCCGGGTCGAACAATTGGGCGTGGAAGGCCAATCAGCTGCGCCAGCGGTTGAAGGACGAGGCGTGGCGTGTGGCGGTGCGTGCCGTGTTGCGTGAATTGCATGTGGTCGTGGAGGAGCCTGAATCCGGTTCGGTGTGGTCGGTGCCGGATGGCTGCCTGTTCTGTGACGTGTTCCATGGCCGGCCCGAGGATCTGGCCGACTGGTGGAAGCAGTGGCGGGTGAAGCATCCGACGGACGGGCCCGTGGTGCGCGTCGCCGACACCACGGTGTATGCGTTCCCTCGCATGAGCGCCGCGCAGATCGCCGAACGCGATGCCAGGGACGCGGCCCGTGAACGCGAGAACGCCTTGGCCGAGGAACGGTTGGACCGGCGGAAACGCTTCGAGCATGATGCCGCGCAATTGCGTCTCGTCTGGATCAGGGAGCACGCCACCCGGTTCAACGGCGGACAACTGCGCAAAGCCAACACCCGTTTGAGCCTGCTCGTCCTGACCGGCACCGACGGCTATTCTGGCCTCATCGCCAGCCGCAGGTGGGACAACGACGAGAGGGTGCTCGACGCCTACAACGCGCTGACCACCTCGCCGTTGCCGGTCATCGAGGACGGCGACGTGGACCTCTACTGCGAGCAGAACCTCACGGAACTGCATCGCCGTCAGAACGTGGAGGGGGCCGCGAACCGTGAGCTTCTGCTCATCCTGTGCGCCCAAATGGAAGCCATCATCGACCACAGCACGTGGGCAGACAAGGACGACATCACCATCGCCCAGGCCTACTATCGGGCGCTCGAAGACCTCGGATACCCCATCTCAGATGAGGAGACCAAGGCGCTCGAAGGCGAATATCTGCCCGCCGAGGACGAAGAGGCGGAGTGATTATGACGTGGAATCCCATGCCAAGCAAAAGAGCCACGCCTTGCGGCGTGGCTCTTGGAAGGGGAAGGCGTTTGCTATTCCTCGGATTCGCCCGAACGGGCGGGATTGATGCGTTCGGCGTCGATGTAATCCATGAAGCCCGTGGCCTCTCCGCTGCGCTCGTCAAGAGGGACGAACTCGTCATCCGCGCGATCTGCGGTAAATTCCACGAAACGACGCAGCTCGCCATAGGTGAGCTGTTCGAAATCAATCGAGACGCACATGCTGTACCGGGTTTTTTCCTCGTTGCTCATGCGTCGATTATCGCACGGTTGGGAGGTGTGTCATGTCGGTGAGTGTCGACAGCACCTTCGCGTTCGACCCGAACGTGCAGGACAGCGGCATGGCCGCGCGCGGCCTGTACGTGACGATGGTGACGTGGTGCGACCACCAGATGTACACAAGACCCGATGAGTTCGACGGCACTTTCGACCTGAAAAGGGTCAAGAACGTGGGCGGAACGTTGCGTCTCGTGCGCGAACTCGTGGCAAACGGGCTCTTCGAAGAAGTGTCCGAGGGCGTATACACGGTCGTGACCCGTCGCGGATTGGCCGTGTTCGGAAGCTTCAAGAACCAGAAAAAGCCATTGACCCCGGAGGAAGCGGCCGAACTTCACAACAAGAAAGTCAACGCCGGACATGCGGGAGGAAAAGCATCAGGCCTTGCAAGACAAGCGAAAGCCGAAGCAAAGGCGAAGCAGAACGCTTCCGATGAAACGAAGCAGACTGCTTCAACCAACGTGAAGCAGAACGAAGCAGACGCGAAGCAGACTGCTTCAACATCAGGGAAGCAAAACGCAAGCACTACCATACCTAACCAAACCATACCTATTTCCTCCCCTAACCCCTCCGCGCCGAAAACCGAAGCAGAACCGAACCGGGTGCCCCTGGCCCAGCTCGAAGACCGGATGCTCGCCGACCCGTTCACCACGGCGTGGAACGCCTACCCAAGCCACACCGGCAGCCGCAAGGAAGCCGAAACCGCGTTCCACGCCGCCGCCCAAGGCCTGGACGGCCTGCCGCCATGCCAGCCCAAAGACCTCATCGGCGCCGTCATCAGCTACGCCAAAACCGTGGACCAACCCCGATACGCGCCCAAAATGAGCCGATGGCTACGCAACGGCCAATACGTCGACCACCTGCCCAGCAAACCCAACCGCACCGAATGGGGCGGCATCACCCGCCAATGGCTCCAACAGCACGCCATCAGCCTCGTGCCGGCAGGGGCATGGACGGACAGCGTCGAACAGACGTTCTGGGCCCACGTCAAAACCGGCGAGGAGCCGGAGACCGTCGCCCGACGGCTCGTAAACGAAATCAACGAAAGAAGCCAAGCATCATGAGCGACAAGCCCAGCAGCCAGACCCTCAGGCTCGTGGAAGGCCGCGAGCGCCATCGGTGCATTGTGTGCGACCGGTACCTGCGTGCGGGCGAATGGCCCGGCATGAGCCATCACCACAGGAAACGCCGCAGCCAGACGTACGGAGACCCCGAACGACACGCGGCGTCGAACATCGTCACCGTGTGCGGCATGGACAACTCGACCGGATGCCATGGGTGGATTCACCGGCATCCCATCGAGGCCAGGGCGTTGGGATACCTGCTCAGAAGCTACGACCCGGCACCCAGCACGGTGCCCGTGTACAGCTGCCGGCGCGGCTGGATGCTGCTCGACGCCGACGGCCAATGGACGCACTGCCCGCCACCCGAGGGCATGCCCGAACATCCCACCATCAACCGAAAGGAACAACCATGACCAACACCACCAACACGGCCTGCGTGACCGGCGAAATCGACAACGTGGACTTCACCCGAGAGGACGGCACCAGCGTGACCATGCTCATCCCGCCAGACACCCCGGTGGGCACCCGCACCATCATCATCCCGCAAGGCTTCACCCTCGCGGAACACCGGATCATCCGCGAGGCCATACAGGATGCGCTCGCCGACCACGGGGAGGAACTATGAGCCCCGAGAAACCCGATGCCCTGCTGTGGATGGACGTGGAGACCACCGGATTGGATACGAACAAGTGTTCGATACTGGAGATCGGCCTGCGCTGCACCAGCATGGACGCGATGCGCGAGCACGCACGCCTCGAAGCGGTCGTCCACATCAGCCGGGAGACCATGCTCTCCGCGCAACTGCCCGCCCTCGACCTGCATCTGAACAACGGGCTGCTCGCCCAATGCGAGACCAGCGACCCCGCCCACTGCTCGCCAGAGGCAATCGCACTGGAAACCGTGAGATTCATCAAGGACATGAGCGGCATGTACACGCTGCACCCCGCAGGCACGAACATCCAACGCTTCGACCTGCCCATGATCCTCAGATTCTGCGAACCCGTGGAACGCGTCAACGACCTGCTCTCCTACCGGGCCTTGGACGTGACCACGCTGAGGCTCGCGGCCAAGGCGCTTGGCCGAGACCCCTACACGCACAGGGCCAAGCCCACGCACCGGGTCCACGACTGCCTGGACAGGGACATCGCGGAATACCGGCACTACCTCACCCTCATGAACCCCAAGGAGACCGTATGAGCCAGAGATGTACTCCACGCGGGCCCGGCTGCTACTACCGTTGCCCGATTTGCGGTCAATGGTGGCGGTACGACCCGCCAACCGAATTCTGGGATCCGATAAACACGCTCGGAATGTTCTTCTCGCACCACTCAGTGTGGAGGCAGGAACGCCAACACAGAAAGGCAAATCATGGCCGAACCGATTGACCTCACCCAACAGGCATTGACGGCGCTCGCCGACGCGGGACTGGGCAACGAGTCGGCGGCCGAATCGTTCGTCATCGGATATCAGGCGGGCTATGACGCAGCGCTCACTCTGGCCGTCAGCATAGAAACCCATCTCAACTCGAATGAGCCGACAGACGAAGAAATCGAGACCTGCGCCCGAGGATTCTTCGAGGGAACACCCGGCATCACCAACTGGGACGCAGTCAGCGAGCACTCAAAACAAGCATGGCTGCACGCGGCCAAGAAAGCGCTCGCCGCCGTCAACACGATGAAAACCGAGGAGGAATCATGAGCATCATCAGCAAGGAAGCGTGCTTCCGCTACCCCAACTGCACGGTGGACGACGTGCACGACACGTTGGCCCAGGTCTACACCAGTGACGACTTGCAGGAGGCGTACATGACCGGTGCGGAACGGGAGCCCACCGGCTTGGAGGTGGAAGCCGCCGCCGAACAGCTCTACTACTCGGACTGCAACAGTTCCGGCCTGCTCCTCGACTCAGACTGGAACAGACTACCGGACGGCAACAAAGCCATCTACCGCAACCGGGTGCGCACAATCATCACAACAATCCAGAAAAAAGGAACAGCAGAATGAACGAGAACACGAACCTCACCGACATCATCAGCGCGGCGCTCGCCGCCGGATGCCAGATCAGCGTGACCATCACTCCCAAAGACTTCTACAACGAATCACAGGAGCCGGAGGAATGAACGTGAGCGAAAGCATCGACTGGCGGCATTCCACGCCGGGAGAGCTTGACCTGCACCGGTTCATCGGACTCACGAGGAGAGGCCAAACACTGGACGGCTATCTCTCCTGCTTCACACAGAACGGCCGGTGGACACTCACCGACGCCGACAATCTCGCCACCGTCATCAAACCGGACGCCAACGGAAACCCAACACTCAACACCGAACTCTTCCGCTCCATCAACGTACTCAAGGAAATAAGACCATGCAAAAAACTACATTAGTCCACCACAGAACTACATTAACCACCACCGGTTTTTACATTAGCGCGCTCGCCGGAGGCACCCGAGGATGCGCGGAAACTGGTCGGTGGAATCCACCATCGGACTCCTGTTCACCATCATCATCGCGATACTGGCGCTCGCCATCGTATCCGCCATCGGCCTGGCCGCGTACGCCGCTATGGACACCGGTCCCAGCCAGCGTATCGTGCAGCAGGTGGAGACCACGGGCGATGTTCGCCGCCTGTGCATCGAGGCTCGAACCGGCGAGCGCGTCGATGCCATGTCATGCGATTTGATTGATCCGCATGCGGGAGGTGTTGCGAAGTGACGAGTTAGGCGATACGCGACAAGGTGCTCGCATGGCATGGGCGCGGCTACGGCGCGACGGATACGGCCCGTCAATTGGGCCTGCCGTTGGAGGAGGTGCGCGCGATCATCCGCGAGGGTGACGGTCGGCCGAAACCGCCATGCAAGGTCGAGTTCATTGAACCGCCGCTGTTCGAGGAATGAACTGAAATACCAGATAAAAAAACGAAACCCTCCACACGAGGCGGAGGGCATGTCAGCAAGCAACCAGTTTAGCCGATGTGGAGGGATTTCGTGAACTGCCAGAACTGCAACACCATAATCGAAAACGGGTACGCGCTGTGCGAGGCATGCGAGCTGCGTTTCGCCGGCACGCTCCTGCGACTCGCGCGAGACATCACGCCACTGCACGACTCATTGGACGCGACACTGCATCCGGGAGGGCATTCGCCGGTCAGAATCCAGACGGCCACTCCCCCGACGCCAATCAGGCTCGACGTGCTCGACCTGATCGACATGCTCGACGCCTCAGTCCGTGAACTATGGCGTTGCCTCGACGGCATCGACGCCTTGGACTGGCGCAAAGACAAACGCAACGAGGATCTGAAGGCCACGCTCATCGCATGCGCAGGCCACCCCAGGCTCGCCACGTTCGCGGACGCGGGCTTCTACATGCACGTCGTTGACGGCATCGCCCGCAAAGTCGATGCTGCGCTGGACCCGCCGGAGCAACGCCGCGAGATAGGAACCTGCGAACTATGCGAGACCATGCTCACCGCTGGGGCAGCAGACCAGTGGGTGACATGCCCGGTCTGCGGGAGGGAACAGCGAGCGCAGACGGTTAAACTGCGTAGGCTCAAGACGTTGTGTTGGGATGATTCCAGGCGCGGGTCTGCGGCTGAGATAGCCAAGGCGTTCACGGACGCGGGAATCACCGTCAAAAGGCATACGCTCACCGTGTGGAAATCCCGAGGCAAGCTTGATGTCACGCCCCAAGGCATTTCATACAGCAGCGTCTACCGGCTCGTCATCAGTGGCGGACTTGACAAAGAGCTAACTGTGACCGCATAATGTCAGTGGATTAGTGTCGAAAAACCCAGCTCATGTGGCTGGGTTTTCGCGTATCTATGCTTGTTTTTGCGTGGTCTCCCCCCTCCGACACCACGTCCCGGACGTTGAGCGTTCCATTCATCGATGGTCTCAGGCAACCAGCCGCGCGTGCGCCCTATCGTGGCGTCGGGCTCAGGGAGCTTGAGGTTGAGCAAGCCGCCACTGGTGATGCCAAGGCGTTCTGCGACCTGCTTGACGCCGAGATATTCAGTCGCCATTGCTTGCCCTTCCTGCCAGATAACCCAGCACGCCCGAGCACATTCCGAACACACCTGCCGGTACGCTCTGGGATGCGATGGCCAGCGCGAGGCTGACGACTCCGAACATGAGTGCGATGATTCCTATCTTGCCGTTCATGATGTTCCATGGAATAGTTGGGAGTGGAGCCGTGGCTCTGGATAGTACGATTATCCGGAATCCACGGCTCTTGTTACCGCTTGCGCCGTCTGTTCAGCGGCTTTCGCGGCTTGCTCTTCGCAATCAATGCGACGGCCACGGCGGCGATGGGTGCGAGTGCCGCACCCAATCCGGAGAGGAACTCCCCGATGGCCTTGAGCAGCTCCGCGATCTGTTCCATGTTCACCTCCTTTCCTTGGCTGACATATCTATAGTAACACAATAACTATAGATATGCAAGCCGAGGACACCAAGACACGCCAACGGACACAATGACTGCGAGGCACACATGAGCTGGCGAGTCTGCTCGACACCCGGATGTCCGAACCTCATCGAGACACCGGCACGCAAATGCGACGCCTGCACCCGAGCCCAACGGGACCGCACCCGTACCCGTGGACGCAACCCATACAACACCAAGGGACATCAATCGTTTCGCAGGCAGGTGCTCGCACGAGACCCATACTGCACATGCCCCGGCGACCCCGAGCACGGAGGCTGCGGCAAACACAAGGGGCTCTGCGGAAAACCAAGCACAATCGCGGATCATTATCCATACGAGCGAATCGAACTCATAGACATGCGACTCAATCCGAACGACCCGAAGTTCGGACGAGGATTGTGCAAACAATGCCACGACGTGAAAACCGGCAGAACAAGACCAGCAGGCTTCAATACCAAACAGTAAAAAAAACGACCGGCAACACCCAGGGGGGGGGTGGGGTATCGACCACCCCTGCCTGAACCGCCGGTGAGCTGTCTGTCGGGTGCGCAGGGTTCAAACATCGCTGGCGGGCCGCCGCGATGGCGGTCCCGTCGATCTGTCGCTAGGGCGCAAGGCCATGACGAGAGGTGAACATCATGCCAAGTGGAGGCAAACGAGTACGCTCCGGGCCGGCCAAGGACCCGAACAGCGAGAAGAGCCGCAGACTCGGATACACATTGCAGAGCCTGCCGAGCACCGAGTGCCGGATGAAGCCGCCGGAATGGCCCTTGGAGCCCGCCGATGACGAGCGCGTCCGCGAACTTGAGGCGGAGAAGTGGGGATGGCTGTGGAAGCTGCCTCAGGCACGCGCCTGGCATCTGCCCCAGTTCAAGTGGATGATCCGGGAACTGGCGTTGTACGCGCGGCTTTCCACCGCATGCGAGATCGCGCCGGCACCCACGGCGTTGACCGTGCTGCTGCGCATCTCCGACCGCGTCGGCATGAGCGTGGCCGGATTGCAGGCGTTGGGCTGGAAGATCGAGGCCGAGGCCGAGCGGAAGCCAGTCGATTCGGAGTTCACGCGCCGCAGGGCCAAGGAGCTGAACCGGGAATCGGCCGCCGAACGCTCTCCCATGGACGAGACGAGGCATGTGTACCAGCGTCGGATGAGCGGCAATGGCTGACGAGGATTCATGGCTCATCGACTTCCCCACGTTGGGGCATCTGGTGTGCGCGTGGATCGAACGTCACTGCCGGCAGCCCGACGGCCCGTTGCGAGGCCGTCCGGTGGTGCTGTCCGACTGGCAGTACTGGCTGGCGGCGAACCGTTGGCGCATCCGCGTGGACGCCCCATATGTGCCGCCCGAGGAAGTCACCGTCGACAATCCGATGGTGCTCAATCAGGCGTTCACCTATCGAATGACGTTGACCGTCGGACCGCAGAAATGGGGCAAGGGGCCATGCACGGCGTTCTTCACCGCCGCCGAGGGCTGCGGGCCCACCATCTTCGATGGCTGGGCACAGGAAGGCGACGTGTACCGGTGCGCCGACAACGGCTGCCCGTGCGGCTGGGAGTGGCCATACAATCCGGGCGAGCCGAAAGGCCGTCGGCATCCGTCGCCGCTCATCCAGTTGACGGCGAACTCCGAGGAGCAGGTGCGCAACATCTACCGGCCTCTCGTGGCGACGATCCTGCTTGGCCCGCTCAAGGAGCTTATGCGCGTGAGGGACACCTTCATCCGCATATTGCAGCCGGGGCGCGAGGGCGAGGCCGACGCCTTGGACCTGGACCGCATCGACGTGGTGACCGCCTCCGCGAAGTCCCGTCTGGGCAATCCGATCACGGACGCCGAACAGGACGAGGCCGGCCTGTACACGAAATCGAACGGCATGATAGCGGTCGCCACCACGCAGCGCCGAGGAGCCGCCGGCATGGGCGGCCGCACGCATGCGTGGACGAACGCATGGGATCCGGGCGAGGACAGTTACGCGCAGCAGGTGTTCGAGAACGCCGAGGACGACGTGTTCGTGTTCTACCGGAACCCCGATCTCGCGAAATCATTGCGTCACCGCGACGGCCGGCCGTTGGACTTCAATCTGAAATCCGAACGCTTGAAGATGCTCGAATACGTGTATCGCGGCTCCCCGTGGGTCGACCTTAATTCCATCGAATCGGAAGCCAAGGCGCTGATGAAGACCGACCCTACCCAAGCGGAACGGTTCTTCGGGAACCGTCTGGTGCAGGGCGGCGGCGCATGGCTCGAAGACGGACTGTGGGAGAGCTGCTATGCCGGCGCATGAACTCTGGTTGCCGAACCCGCCAAAAGGCACGCGCGTATGCGCGGGCTTCGACGGTTCGGAGAACGACGACTGGACATGCATCAAGATGGAGACCCTCGACGGGCTGATATTCACTCCCCGATACGGGCCCGACCGGCGTGCGACCATCTGGAACCCGAAGCAGTGGGGCGGGCGCATCCCCCGCGCCGAGGTATCCGCAGCATGGGCGGAACTCAACGAACGCTACAAGATAGAACGCGCCTACTGCGATCCCGGCTTCCGCGACGAACTGTCATGGGAATCGGAGATAGAAGCATGGGATCGCGCCTACGGGCCGAAGAAATTCATGCCATGGAGCATGTCGGGCAGCTCCCGCATCGGAGCCGTCTACGAGGCATTGCGCCGATTCGAAGCCGACCTGACCACGCACCGCATCACACAGGACGGCTGCCCCGTCACCCGCACCCACATGATGAACGCGCGAAAGGTCGCCAAGACCCTGGAACGCTACGGGCTGGCGAAACCCCAGCAGAACAGGAAGATAGACGCCGCCGTGACCAGCGTGCTCGCCCACGAAGCCGCATGCGACGCACGGGCCGCCGGCTGGGGCGCTCGCAAACACAATTACATGCTTACCGGATCATCGACCAGAAGGAGGTACTGATGGACTACAGCCAGCAGGAACTGTCCTCATTGGCGAACCGACTGGCCGACAAAATCCAGTTCCGCCGGCCCAGCATCGGCACGCATACCGATTACGTGCTCGGCAAACGCGGCAAACTGAAGTTCGCGTCCAAGGAATTCGAACGCTATATGAGCGACCGGTTCTCCGATTTCTCGGACAACTGGTGCCTCCCGGTGGCGCAGGCCCCGGTGGAACGCATCAAGTTCAAGGGCTTCGTCCCATATGATGACGTGAAGCTCGGCACCGGCATCATGAAATGCCTCGACCGCAACGACTTCGAACGTGGGTTGCAGGAGGCCGCGCTGATGATGACCACCACGGGTCGCGCGTTCGCCTTGGTCACGCAGGTCGATGGCAGGGCCCGCATCACGTTCGAGCACCCGGACAGCGCCGCAGTCATCTACGATGCGCGCACCGGCCAGCCGTCAGCCGGGTTCCTCATCCAGCAGGGCGACGACAAGGAGTACGGCACTCTCATGGTGCCCGGCTGGACGGTCAGCATGGAACGTAAGAAGATGCTCGATCTGACCGACCAGCGCGTGCCGCCCGACGTGTATGGCTGGAAGATGAATGACCCTCAGCCCACCGGTCTGGACACGATTCCATTGCGCGAGTTCCGCAACCAGATGCTATTGGACAATGCGCCGATCAGCGACATCGCGCACGTCGAATCGATGCAGGACACGGTCAACGTCGTATGGGCCTACCTGCTGAACGCATTGGACTACGCCTCACTGCCGGCACGAGTCATCCTCGGCGGAGACCCGCTCGTCGAGCCCGTCTACAACGAGGAGGGGCAGCAGGTCGGCGAGAAGCCCATCGAACTCGACAAGCAGGTGCTGGAGCGCATTTACCAGTTCACCGGCGACAACGTGAACCTGGGCGAATGGTCAAGCTCGAACCTGAACGTGTTCATCCCGGTCATCGAGAAGGCCGTGGAACATATCGCCGCCGAAACACGCACCCCCGGCCATTACCTGCTGACGAACGCGGAGGTTCCGGCCACCGGATACGAGGTCGCCGAAGCCGGCCTCGTATCCAAGACCATCGAACGCATCAGCTTCCTGAAATCCCCCATCCGCGACATCTGCAGCATCGCCATGCGCTACGAGAACGACGCGAATGAGGCGGACATCATCGCCGACTCCAAGGTGCAGTTCGCGACCCCGCAGTATCGCAGCGAGACGCTGATGGCGGACGCGATGCTCAAGTACAAGCAGCTCGGCTTCCCGATCCAATGGGTCGCGGAGCAGATGGGGCAAAGCTCGGACGAGGTGCAGCGCATCATGCGCATGCGCGCCGACGAGATGGCCGACCCCGAACTCGAATCGTTGAACCGTGCCCTGCAGATCGGAGGCGCTGATGGCGGTCGAATCGCAGGTGCTGGCCTACAGCCAGAAACGGCTGGCGACGTTGGAGCTGACGGCGGACAGGGCCGCGCGCAGAACATGGAACAGGGTCGACGCCAATAACATCCAGGCGTCGTGGAAGTCGATAAGCCGCGACTTCCTCACCCTGTTCTCCACCATCCAAACCAAGTCCGCCGAAACGGCCATCGACGCGAGCGGCATGATGCTCGCCGAACAGGGCGTCTACATCACGCCACACGCCTTGGCCAACCCGAACGCATTCGCCGGTTGGGCACCGTCCGGCCTCGACATCGCATCCTACTTCCAATCCCCCGTGTTCGCCGCCCTGCACGCGATACGCACCGGCAGCTCCTCATTGGAGGCGTTGGAATACGGACGCAACCTGCTGGTCATGCTCACCTCTCTGGCCGTCATGGACACCGCCCGCCAGGCGGAGTCACTGGACATCACCAGCCGTCCCAAGGTCGGCTACATCCGCGTCGAATCCGCCACCTGCTGCGACAGGTGCATGATATTGGCCGGCAAATGGTTCCGATTCAACGAGGGGTTCCTGCGCCACCCCCACTGCCACGGCCGCCACGTGCCCTGCAGCCAGGGCATGGCCAAACAGCAGGGGTGGATCAGCGACCCTATGGAGGGTTTCAAAAGTCTCTCCCGTGAGGAGCAGGACAAGCGCTTCGGCGCGAATTACGCGCAGGCCATCCGCGATGGCGCCGACATCTACCAGGTCGTCAACTCGAAACGCGGCATGCAAAGGGTGGGCAAAGGCTATACGGCGTTGACCACCAGCGAGGGCACCACCCGATACGGGTGGGCCAGCATGCAATACGCCCAGCAGTCCGGACGGAGGATGAAACGCCGCCTGTCCATCGACGGCATCTACTCGCTGACCGGAGGCGACCGGGAGAAGACCATAGCCGCGTTGAAGGCCAACGGATATTTCGTGGACAACGACTGGCGCGGCAAGGTGCCCGAGATCCGCAAGGGCATGTGGCTGCACGACAACACGTACCGGCAGGGGCGCGTCGAACTGTTGACCGCCGCCGAGAAGCGCGTTCAGACCGCGAAGCTCCGCTACGAGGCCGTATTGGAGGGACGCAACCCCAACGATGGCCGCATGCCCCTCACCCCCGAAATCGCGGCCCAGTGCGAACGCGAATACCGCCGATGGGTCACCTCCGGCGGCCAGATTTTCCAGCAATGATCCAGCGAATCGAAAGGAAGAACATGGATCCCGCAAACCAGAACCAGAATTCGGACGACAACGAGGCCAAGAAGCCGGAGAACACCGGCGGCGAGGATTGGCAGTCGAAGTTCGAGGGCCAGCGGAAAGTCAACCGCGACCTCGAAAAGAAACTGAACGAAGCCTACGCCAAGGCCGACAAGGTAGACGAACTCGAAAAACAGATCGCCGCCCTGCAGGGCAAGGAGGCCGAATACGAGGCCGCCCGGAAGGAGCAGGCCGTCAAGGACGAGGCCCTTGCCGCCGCCAACCAGCGCATCCTCAAGGCCGAAGTCCGCGCCGCAGCCAGCGGCAAGCTCACCGACCCGGCCGACGCCCTGCGCTACCTCGACCTGTCCAAATTCACCGTCACGGCTGACGGCGGCGTGGACAGCCAGGCCATCGCCAATTCGATCGGCGAACTGCTGGAACAGAAACCTTATCTCGGGAAAGCCGAGCAAGCACCCTCGGGTGCGAACATCACGCCGCCCAGCGGAACACGGGACGGCGACCGCCATCAGGGTCAGCTCACCCGAGACGACCTGAAAACCATGAGCCCCGCAGAAATCGTCAAAGCCCAACAGGACGGACGACTGAAGGACCTGCTCGGAGCCAACTAACGGAAGGAGGCCTTAAATGGCCATCACCAATTTCATCCCCGAACTGTGGAGCGCCAACATCTTGCTGGAACTCCAGAAGAACCTCGTCTACGGTTCCGCAGTGAACCGCGACTACGAGGGCGACATCGCCAACTACGGCGACACCGTGCACATCACCGGCATCGCGCACATCAGCATCGGCGACTACACGGCCCACACCGACATCACCATCGAACCGGCCACAGACAAGGACGCCGGCGAACTCGTCATCAACCAGAGCAAGTACTTCGCGTTCGAAATCGACGACGTGGAGAAGCGCCAGGCCATGAACAACCTGACCGCCGCATACTCCCAGGACGCCGCCTACAAGCTGCGCGACCTGACCGACCAGTACCTGGCCGGCCTGATGGCAGCCGGCGCGAAGAGCAAGCTCGACCCGATTTCCGGCGCCACCGCCACCAAGGCGTACGACACAATCGTGGATCTGGCCACCGCATTGGACAAGCAGAACGTGCCCGACGCGGGCCGTTGGGTCATCGTCACCCCGGACTTCTACGGTCTGCTGCGCAAGGACAGCCGTTTCGTCGCGGGCGCCGAGTCCGCTCATTCCACGCTGCTCAACGGCGTGGTCGGTGAGGCCGCGGGCATGACCATCCTCAAGTCCAACAACGCTCCCGCAGCCAAGGGCGGCTCCACCCAGTCTCCGACCGATGAGGGCAACGTCATCATCGCCGGCACCAACGCGGCCACCACGTTCGCGGAGCAGATCGCCAAGGTCGAGGCCACCCGCAAGGAGAAGGGCTTCGACGACATCGTCAAGGGGCTGCACCTGTACGGCGCGAAGGTCGTGCGCCCCGAAGCGCTGGCCACCGTACACTTCAAGGTGGGCAAGTGATGGCCGGCAGCTATGAGGCCATGCCCTACGTGGGCGAAGCCGAATAACCGCATAAGGGGGGCTCATGGACACGCTGGCAACGATCAAGGACCTTGATTCATACGGCATCGAATACGCGGACGAAAAGCTCGCGGGCAAGCTGCTCGAATCGGTTTCCGCAGCGGTGCGCGACGCCGCAGGGTGCCCCATCACACGCGGCGAATACACGGTGACCATCCCCGGCGAAACCTCACGCAGGCTCGACCTGCCCATGCGCCCCGTGATTTCCGTGAGCCGCGTGCTCATGGACGGCGAGCAGACCGGTGATTGGAAACTGCTCGGCAACGCCCTGTACAGGGAAAGCCTGTGGAGCCTGCCGAACATGGCCCCCCGCTCCATCACCGTCACCATGCTCGCCGGCTATGACCCGATCCCCCCGGACATCGTGCGCCTCGTGTGCAGCATGGTCGCAGCCGGACTCGTCCAGCAGTCGAACGGCGGCCCCGGCGCTCACCGCGACGAATCGTACGCGCGAATCGACGACGTGCAGATCGGCTACCGTCAGGGCGACTCCGAGATCATCGACGCACTCGAACTGCCCGAGGGCACGAAACGAGCCCTCCGCAACAGGTTCGGCATGCGAGGCATCGCCATAGGGGTGTTCCGATGAACGTGCAGCACATCCTCAATCGAGGCCGACAGCTCGCCGAATCATTGATGACCGACCAATGCCGCGTCACCCACATGGGCAAACCGGTCACCGACCCCGAAACGGGACTGGTGGAACCGGCTGCGAACACCGTGTATGAGGGCAAGTGCAAGGTGCAGACCTCGGGCGGTCTGGCTGCCGAGAACACGGAGGGCGGCATCGTCGAAGCGTTGGGTGCCGTCACTCCCGTGTGGAGCATGTACGTGCATTTCCCCTACGGCACCATGGGTTTATTGCCGGGTGACGTGTGCGAGATAACCGAGGCCGATGACCCGAATCTCAAGGGCAGGAAACTCCGGTTGTTGAACATGCAGTCCGAGAAGACACACTCCACCGCATGCCGGTGGAATGTGAAGGAGGTGGGCAACAGCAATGAGTGACATCACCATAGACGCTTCGGAGCTGACCGCGTTCGGCCGTCGTGTCGCCGCCGCGCACGCCATGGCTTCGGTCAAGGTCGCGCAGGCGGTGAAGAAGGGCGCGCAAAACGTCAAGGAAGGCGTCATCTCCGACCTGCAGACATCATCGAACTACGCGATCAGCCGTATCGGCATCGGCTACGAAATGGGCAGCACCGGCACCACCATTTATGCGGATGTGAGCCCCCGCGACGGCGGGGCCTCCGACTTGGCCAACATCGCGTTCTTCGGCACCGCGAAAGGCGGCGGAACCCACTGGTTTTACCAGTTCGCCGAACAGGAATTGCCCACGCTCGCCGAATACGTGGGAGACGCGGCCGACGACATGCTGATAGGAGCCATCGGATTATGAGCGTCATGGACTTGACCAATGCGGTTCTCGATCTGCTGCCCTCCATGCCGTCCGGCGTGAAGGTGTACAGGCAGGAGGAGCCGCTGGAGTCGGAGATGCCGCCGTGGATCATCGCGCACGTCTCCACCGACCGTCATGTGATGGCGGAGACGATGCGGCTCACCGCCCACTCCGCCCTGTTGGAGGTTCGCGCCGTCAGCACCACCGCCGACAGCGTGAACATCTGGTGTGACGACATGCTGATTCCCGCGTTGGCGAACCGCTCCCCCACCCGGCCGCCGGGCTACACGGTCGGCCAGCTCACCCTGTACGAGGATTCCGGCGCATACGCGGCCGGTCTGACCGCCGACGACACCGCGCGCCGCTACCAGGTGCGCGTCCTGAGGTTCCGCTTCACGTGGAGCCGACCATAGTCAACCAATCATTTACCAAAAGTCTTCAAGGAGCACATTATGACCATGAAACTGGGTACAGAGATTCCCGGCACCAGCGCCGAGGGCAACATCACCACCATCTGGGTGCCGACCATCGTCAACATCAAGGCCCCCACGCTGACCGAACTCAACGCCGGCACCGACATCTCGAACTACGTCATGCTCGGCGGCTGGAGCTTCGAACCGTCACAGGACACCGTATCCGACCAGCGCGAGAACGCCGTGCAGGACTTCGGGGCCCCCGGCCGCAAGTCCGCCGGCGACATCAGCATCGAGGTCATCGACAACACGAACACCGAGCACGAGGAACAGAACGAGGCCGTCACACTCATGCACGAGGGTGCCTCCGGCTATATCGTGCGCCGTCGAGGCATGGCCACCGACGCGCCGCTCGCCGCCGGTCAGAAGCTCACCGTCGTATCGGTGATCTGCGGTGAGAAGCAGGTCATCAACCCGGACGCGAACACCATGATCCGCAGCAAGATACCACTGTTCGCGAAGGCACCCGGCTGGGAGTCCGAGACGGCGGAGATCGCGGCCTCGGCAAGAGGCCGACGCCTCTGACGGTGACGGCAACGGCCCGTAATGGCGGGCAGACCGCCACCGTGAAAGAGGCCCTTGCAGCCGGCCTCCAGAGGCGCTACAAGATCACCGCCGCCAATGCGAAGCCCATGGTGGATTACGACACCGTGGTGGACGCCGCGTCCGGCTGGATCGCGGTGTCCGCCAACGGGCAGGTGTCCGGCACCGCCGGCCAGATCGTCACCGTGGTTGACAACACCCCGAGCGGCGCGAACGCACGCGCCAAGGGCGAGGCGACGCTGCCGGCACCGACACCGCCTGCCGGCGGCTGACAAATCTTCCGTGCGGGGACTTTTACCTTTCTGGCCCCGCACGGACATTCTCTCTTCTCATTCCCAGAAAGGCGATCTGAAACTTTTAGAAAGGGATAATCATGGCTCTGGAAGTGAAGCGCAAGCGCGTGGACGTCGATCTGATCCTGAATCAGGAGAAGGCCGAACAGGTCGCCGCATTGGGAGCCGACCTGGAGCGCGCCATGGCGCAGCATGTGACCGAGGGCGGCAACGCCGCCGCCAAACGCATCGCCGAACAGATCGACAAGCTGCGAGGCGAGGTGAAGGACGACACCGTCCGCATCACCCTGGAGGCGCTGCCGCTCTCCCAGTGGCGTCAGGTGCTCGAGGCGAACACCGTCACCGAGAACGGGATCCCGAAGCAGCGCATCGAGGACATCTGCGCCGACGCCGTCAGACTCATGGTCAGGAAGACCGTGCCGGAAACCCCTGTGGATGATCTGGCGAACGTCATGACCGAACTGTCCGACGGCCAGATCAGCCCCATCTGGTATGCGATCCGTGACCTGAATGCGAAGCTCATCGACCCAAAAGACGCACTCGAATCAGCCTCGCGGATAATCCGCAGACGGTAAGGGAACTGCGAATCTGCCGCCAGCTCGGCATCAGCTACAAAAGGTGGCTCGGCTGGGAACCAGCGTATCGGGTGGAACGCGACTCGCATAGGCGCATCACCGGCTACACGCCGGAAACCGAATGGGATGCGACCGAACGCGAGTGGATGCTCGCGCTCGACGAATACGAACACTCGTTATGCCCCCAATGCGGCATGCCCATCAGCGTCTGCCATGACGAGCAGACACCCTTCCACTTCACGGCCGACGTCGGCATATGCCAGATATCGCTCATGCAATCCCTCAAGCTCGACGAGTGGAAGAAGGACCATGCGAACGAGAACGAGCTGAAGCAGTCCGCATTGACGGTGGGAATCAAACCAAGATGAATCTCAGGAGGCCGCTATGGCAGGCGGATTGAACCGCAACATCACAGTCCGCCTGCTCGCGGACACCAGCAACTTCACCGCCGGCATGGCCAAGGTGTCGGGCGAAAGCCAGAAGGCCGCGACCACCATGGAAGCCGCCGGAGGCAAATCGAAGCTCATCACCACCGGCATCGCCGCAGCCGGAGTCGCCGCCACCGCACTGGGTGCGGCAGCGGTCAAGATGGCCGCCGACTTCGACGCCAGCATGAGCACCGTGCAGGCCAACACCGGAGCCAGCGCCGATGAGATGAACCAGCTCCGCCAGGCCGCCATTGATGCCGGCGCCGACACCATATACTCGGCCACCGAATCCGCCGACGCCATCAACGAACTCGGCAAAGCCGGCCTGTCGACCTCGGATATTCTCTCCGGCGGTTTGAGCGGCGCATTGAACCTCGCAGCGTCCGACGGCATGGAAGTCGGCCAAGCCGCCGAATACATGAGCTCGGCCATGGCGCAATTCAATTTGACCGGCGCCGACGCCACGCATATCGCCGACCTGCTCGCCGCAGGAGCCGGAGAAGCCCTCGGCAACGTAAGCGATTTCGGCGAGGCGTTGAACAACGTGGGCTCCACCGCCAACAAGTTCGGCCTGAGCATCGACACCACCGTCGGCACATTGGCCGCATTCGCGCACCAAGGCATCATCGGAGCCGAAGCCGGCACCCAACTGCGCTCCGTGCTGCTCGCCCTGACCAACCAGACCGAAAAACAGCGGAAGGCCACCGAGGAATACGGGATAACCCTGTACGACGCGCAAGGCAACTTCGTCGGCATGAGCAGTCTCGCCGGACAGCTCAAGGAGAAGCTCGGCGGACTCACCCAGGAACAGCGCAACAGCGCCATGGCGACCATGTTCGGCAGTTACGCCATCCAAGGAGCGAACGTGCTCTACGCGGAGGGCGCGAGCGGCATCGACGAATGGATCAAGAAGGTCAGCCAATCCGGCTACGCCGCGGACCTCGCCGCCAAGAAGAACGACAACCTGAAAGGCGACTTGGAGAACCTAAGCGGCTCGTTCGAATCCCTCATGATCTCTTTGGGCGAGGGCGGCCAGGGCCCATTGCGTTCCCTCGTGCAGACGCTCGACACGCTGGTGGACGCGTTTAGCCAACTGCCAGCGCCCGTACAGCAGTCCATCGTGCTGCTGACCGCGTTGGGTGGCGGCTTCACCGCCCTGCACTCCGCCATGGCACCGTTGAACGCCAGCAGCTCGCAGACGGCACGGAACTTCGGCCTGATGCTGGACCTGTTCCAGCGGGCCATCACCGCCGCACCACTACTCAAGGACGGCATCATCCAGCTCGGCACATCCATGCTCGGCACGTCCACCAACGCCGGCACGCTCGCCAACGGCCTGACGCGAGGCCAGACCGCAATGAACGGCATGAAAAGCATCGGCAGCGGCCTGTTCGCCGCGCTGGGCGGCCCATGGGGCATCGCCTTGACGGTCGCAGGCGCGCTGCTGGTGGGCTTCGCCAAATCCGCGCAGGACGCGAAAGCCAACATCAAGGAATTCTCCAGCGCAATCGACCAGTCCGGGAACGCCGTCGAAACACTCATCAAGAAAATCGCCAGCGGCGAGGATAAAACTTGGGACTTCGGAGACAAGTTCGCCACCGGCTTAGGCTCTCTTGGAGAAGCACTCGACAAAGCCGGCATCGAATACAGCACGTTCGCAAAGGCCGTCAACGGGTCCAAGGAAGCGCAAAAACTGTTCGACAAACAGTTGAAAAACGCCGAAAACAACATGTCCGTCATGCAGACAGACAGTATCCGAGACAGTTACGACAAGCTCTCCGACCAGGTCAGCAAAGCCAAGGAACAGGTCAGCAAAACCAATGAGGAAGTCGCCAAGGCGGGAGCCAGCGGAGACACGGCCGCCGAAGGCACCAACAACTACGCCGACAGCACCGACAATGCCACCACAAGCACCGAAGACCTCGCCGACGCCATTGACGGTCTGGTGAAAGACTTCCTCAGCCTACCGGGAACCTACCTGACCACCGATCAGGCCATCACCAAGCTCAATCAGGAAATCCTCAACCTCAACGGCAGCATCCAGGAAAACGGCCGCGTATTCGACGAGAGCGGCAACGCCCTCCAAGGCCACGAAAAACAGGCATACGATTCACAATCCGCCTTGCAATCCCTGGCATCCACCGCACAGGACACCGCTCAAAAAATCATTGAGGAAGGCCAGGCCAACGGCGATGCTGCAGCAGCAACCCAACAAGCCGGAGACAAACTCGAACAGGCCCGCAAAGCCTTCATCGAAAACGCCCACGCCGCAGGCATGAGCGAACAGGCCGCAGGGGCGCTCGCCGACCGTTATGGCCTGACACGTGGGCAGGCGGATACGTTACGTCAGGGCGTCGAGAAGCTGAGCAATGCCGCCGCCAAGGGCATCGACCTGAAAATCAAGATCACCGATGATGCCAGTAAGGCGCTCGATGACGTGAAATTGAAGGCCGAGAAAATCGATGACAAGACCGTGCGCATCAGCGGCGACAACACCGACCTGATGCAGAAGATCGCAGACGCCACCGGAGCCACCATCGACCCGAAAACCGGCAAACTCGATCTGGACAAGACCCAGTTCGATTATGCGATGGCCATCGCCGCAGGTGCCACCATCGACCCGAAAACCGGGTTGCTGCAGGGGGACAACAGCGACATGCTGGCCAAGGTGGCCGAAGCGAACGGCTGGACCATCGACTCGAAAACCGGCTATATCTATGCAAACGACGATCAGGCCATCGGAGTGCTCCAAGGCCTGAACAACATGCAGATCGCGGACAAATGGTTCACCATCCATGGCAAATACGAGGATTCCTCAGGCGGCACGTATTCCAGCAGCGGTTATCGCCCGAAGGGCGCGATGGGCAACATACCAACCGGCAAGACCGGTGGCCTGTTCACCGGCTACGGGGTTTCGATGCGCGGCTACGCCACTGGCGGCCGTGTCATCGAGGGCCTGATGCCCGGCAAGGCCACCTACACGGGTGAAGACAACATCACATTGCTGAACGCGCGCGTCAAAAGCGGCGAATTCGTCAGCAACGTGAAATCGGTCGACTATTACGGTGCCGATTTGTACGCGGCCATGAACCGTCGTCAGATTCCACGTGAGGTGTTCGCGAAGGTTCCCGCCGCGCAGACCGTCCCTCAGGGTCGGGCCATGCAGCCATCGGTGACCAATGTCACGGTCAACGTTGCAGGGTCGAAGAGCCCGGAGGTCGTGGCACGTGAGACGGTGGAAATCATCCGACGAGAGCTGGGGGTGAGGCAGTGAGGATTGCTTTGACGCCTCCGCTGGACAGTGGTCTGGAACCCGTCGTATTCGTGGATGGCAGTCCGCAGAACCTCTTCGCCACGTTGCATGATCCGTTTGAGGTCACGCTGGCAAGAAACTCGACGGATGGCTGGTATACGGCGGCCGAGGTACGGGAATCGCCGACCGATCGTCCGCAGGCGGACGGCGCCTACTGGCCATCCAGAATGACGTTGAAACCGCGCGTGGTCACAATCCGCGGCCGTGTCGTGCAGCACGACGGGTCAAGCTCGCTCGAACTGGCGTTGCTCAACGACCGGCTCAACGCGATGGTCGGCCAACGCCTTACCCTCCAGGTGGAGGACGCGCTCGGGCGGCGGCAATCCGACTGCTATCTCTCGAGCCAGATGAGCTGGTCGAGCGATCTCGGCGTCACGGACGTGACACTGATCGTCACCTGCCCGGACCCTCTCAAATACGGGCCGGAACAGTCGTTCCAGGCGTCCTCGTCCACGTGCCTGGTCGTGAACGGCGGCAACGCGCCGACATGGCCGCGGGTCAGGATCGACGGGCCGGTGAAGACGCTCAAGATCCGGCTCTCCGACGCCGGCGCGGATGGCCTGGTCGTCTGGCAGGGGGACGAGAAGGACGGCCTCGACCTCGACTTCCGCGACATGATCCCCAGCCGCGGCACCGTCACGGACGACCACGCGTTCCCGATACCGCCAGGCACGCACCGTCTGACGGTCGACACCGGAAACATCGACGCGAAGGCCGTGGTGTTGCTGCGGCCGGCATGGAAGTGAGGAAGCATGGAAGCCGCCGAAATGCACGTGTACGACATCACCACCGGCAAACATGTGACGCGCCTGCCGTTCACCTTGTGCTCGTGGCAGGAATCCCGCAACCGTGAGGGCGGCATGAGCGTCGAGCTCGCGATGACCGACGTGCTGCGTGATATGGGGGCTCGGGGACTGCTGCAGCCTTGGCGCGTCATCGTCGCCTACCTGCCGGCACAAGGGCCAGCTCACGCCGGACCGCTGACGTATGTCAAATGGGCGGCTTCCGACCACAAAGTCACCTTGACCGTAGGCGGCGGTCTCACTCTCCTGACGAAACGCCTTGTCATCGGCCGCCAGCTCGCGGCGTCCTGGCGCGATCACAGCGTCGTCGTGGACGAGCGGAAGCCAGCCGGCGACCTCGCGCTCACCCTGCGCGGCCCGTACTGCAGGGACATCGCCTGCCAGCTGGTCGACGAGGCCCTGCAGTGGGGCATGCTGCCGATCACCCTGCCCGGATTCGTCCGCAAGGGCAGTCTGACCCGCACCTACTACGCGTGGGATCTGGCCACCGTCGCCGACCGGCTCACCGACCTGACCAACCTCGAGAACGGCATCGAGATACGCTTCGCCCCTCGCATCAGGGACGATGGATCCATCACATTCGACTTCACCGCGACCGACCAGACGCTGGCCGACCGGGCAGCGACAGATCGATGGAACGCCGTCATCCCGGACAGCCGGATCATCCTCGATTCCCTCACCGACGACGGAGCCGACCTCACCTCGCAAGTCTGGCTCACCGGCGGCAAGGACAACGACAAAACGCTCATGTGCCGCAGAAGCACGGAACTGCCACAGAAACGCGGCTGCATGTTCATGCAATCCGTCGACACGGAGCACACGACCGTATCGAGCATGAAAACACTGCAGTCACACGCCGTATCCGACCTGCGCAGACACGCCTTCCCAGCGGAAACCTTCGAATTTCGCGTGGGCGAAGAGAGAGCGCCGCACGTGGGCGACAACATCGACGTGACGGTCTCCGACGACTTCATCGGAGCGTCCACGCTGCACGTCACCATCACCGACGTGTCGGGCACGTCGGATTCCGACTGGGTGACGGTCGGCGCTCAGGAAAGGAGCTGACATGGCTGATGACGATACCATCGCTTCGATGGAAGCGTCCCAAGGGACCGTGCTGTGGCTGGGCGACGGCACGTGCGCGGGCGGCGGCGCGTCCGACGCGGCACACCGGTATTCCACTCTCACGAGCAAGGCGCTCGGACTCGTGGAGGAGAACCACGCCGCCACGGGCGTGGGATTCGCCACGAAGCCGGACATCGGCTCTCAGGTCGACGCGGCCTCGAAGCTCGGCTTGGCCGGCGTGGCGTACGTGTTCCTCATGGCCGGCATCACGGACTCCTACGATTCGCTCGGCAGCATGCGCTCCGCCACGGCCGCCGCCGTCCGCGCGGCGGCGAAGGCATGGCCCGGGGCCCGCGTGGTGGCCGGCGTCGCGCCGGGCTGCCTGACCGGCTTGGACGACGCCGCGCTCGAACGCATGGAGCTCGTGTGGACCGCGATCCGCCTGGGCGCCGGGGACGCGGGCGCGCTCGTGTGCGATGGATTGTGGAAGGTGTGCGGCAGCGACCCCGCGCTGTGCTCGTCGGGCGGGCTGCCGAACGACGACGGGCACGCGCTGCTCGCGGAGTCCATCGAGGCGTCGGTGCGCGAGGACCAGGGCGAGCCGTTGGACCAGCCGGTCGAGAACCTGACGCGCGTGGTCACGTCGGGCGGCGGGGACTGGCTGTCGCGCTCCCTGCGGGAGTCCAGGAGGCGCGAGGCCGAGAAAAGGGAGGCGAACCGTCCGACCGGCACGGAGCTCTCGAACATCACGTCGAAGCTGGAGGACGTGACGAAGGGGCAGGCCCTGATGCAGGCCATCCAGCAGCAGATGCTCGACCAGCTGCAGCGGCAGCAGAAAATGCTCGAATCCCAGCAGCAGCAACTCAAGCAGCAGCAGGACGCGCTCGCCGGCCAGCAGGACCAGCTCCGCCAGCAGCAGGCGTCCCTGCAGTCGCAGCAGAAGCAGTTGGAATCGATCGTGGGCCAGCAGGGCGAAACGGTGGCGTCCCTGCAGACGGTGACCGCCGACCTGCAGAAGCAGGCGCGGAACACGAGCGTACTGCTGAACTGGTGCAACGTGCAGTTCGGGGCGATCTCGAGCTATGTGGAAGGCTACGTGCCCGGCTCCAAGCCGGCGCTCGAATAGACGGGAGAAACACGTATGGCGACTATGGGTAGGAAGGTCGGGCGTCTGGACGTGCGCCTGGTGCGTGGGGACAGCGAGCGTCTGGGTGGCCGGTGGCGGCAGAGGTATCCGGACGGGACCGTGAAGGCGGTGGATCTGAGCTCGTGGAGCGGCGTGGTCGAACTGCGCAGTCCGGATGGTTCGGAGTTGTGGTATTCGCGTGCGTGCGGGGAGATGACATCGGACGGGTATGCGATCGCGGACATCCCGCCTTCGGCGTTCGCGGACGCGGTGTGGGCGTCGCGCCGGTGCGGTCAGTGGAAGGTCACGGTCACCTCCCCGGACGGCGGTACGACGCGCACGTTGGGATGGGGCTATTACGCCCTGTCGGATTGAAAGTCTCGCGAAAGGATTTGATATGACGGAGCAGATAGTGGACATCATGGAGGCGAACATGCCCGTGTCGTCGGACGTGGCGGCCGTGGCGAGGTCGGCAGGCGGCGCGGCGGGTTTGGAGGCGGGTCGCACGGCGGCCTCCGAACTGGCCGGGGACATGCGTGACCGTCTGAACGCCCTGTCGTCCCGTTTGGACGTGGTCGTCGCGTCCGGGTCGGATGGCGGGGACGTGGGGACCGAGTTGAGGGACGTCCGCGTGGGCGCGGACGGGACAACGTACGGGTCGGCCGGCGAGGCAGTCAGGGCGCAGGCGCGATTGTGTGTTTCGGTGAGCGAGGCGTCGGCGTCGGGCGTGTCGGGCGTGCGCGTCATATTACACAGGGGCGAGGTACTGGACAACAACGGCATAAGATTCAACCCCGTCGCCGGGGTCCTATGCTACGTGACCGACGTGGTCATGGCGTCGGCCGGCGAGGAGTACGTGTACACGGGATCGTCCAACGGCGCGCAGTCCGTATTCTTCTACGATTCGCTGATGCGCAATATCGGGAGCGTGAAAACCGATAACCCCAACGGGAAGTACGTGTTCCAAGTGCCGGGTGGCGCCTCGTACATGCGTGCCCAGTCGTTCGCATGGACGGATTCAACCTCGGACGTCACGTTGTCGCTGCGCGAGAAGGACGGCGAGACCATACGGTGGATGCTGGACGGCAGGTACGCGACCGCGCTTAACGTCGGCAGGGTGTCGGACGTCGTCGGCGGCGTCCTGTCCGACGTGGAAGGCCTGGTGTACGGGCGTGGCTTTCTCCTCGGCGACGAGACCGTGCTGAGCCCGAGGTACGACGAGATGACGTCCGGCGCGTTCCTGAACCAATCGGGCGTTGCCACCCGATTTGACCTTGGGTACACGTCCGACTACATCGACCTCGACCTGCTCGGAGACGCGTACGTCACCGTGAGGACCATGGTGGCGTATGAGTCGCGCGCCGCCGCGCTCTACAATCGCGACTACGAATTCATCCGCATCCTCGGCGACAACGAGGACACGAGTGAAATCACGAGCGTGGAATTTACCGTGTCCCTGCACGAGTGCAGGAGGATCGGTGGCGCGTACATACGGTTCGGGTTCTTGGGATACGTCGTTCCGGATGCGGACAAATTCCAGGTCGTCTCGACGGCTCCGGTGGCACTCGGCGACTACATCGATTCCAGGAACGTGGCGTCCTATGCATCGAACGTCCTGTACGGAAAGAAGTACGTCGCCTGCGGTGACAGCTTCACCGCAGGCGCGGGACTGACCGGCGACGACTATGACCACGACCTCGGGACCGTGAAATCCTATCCGTGGTGGATTGCCAAGCGCAACGGCATGACCCTAGTCAACGAGGCCATATCCGGCAGCGACTTTACGAACATCGAAGGGGCGAACAACCCGTTCTCCGTGGAACGTTACCTAGCTGTCCCTAACGACGTCGACTATATCACGCTCATGTTCGGCCTGAACGAATACAACTTAACCGCCGAACAGATCGGCTCCAGACAGGACACCGGCAACACGACCCTGTGGGGCGCGTACAACACCGTGTTCGAACGTTTCCTGACCGACATGCCGTACGCGAAGATTGGCGTCATCATACCGGACGCGTGGATGACCGAGACATACGCCGACGCGATCAAGGACATCTGCCGATACTGGGGAGTGCCCTGGTTGGACCTCAAGGGCGACCCGTCCGTGCCCATGGGAATCGGCGGACGCAACGGGATCGACGTCAGCCCGCGTGCTGTGGAACTGCGCAACAAGGCGTTCAGATTGTCCGACGCCGACGCCCACCCCAACGCCAAGGCCCACGAATACCGGAGCACCATCATCGAACACTTCCTCAGAACCCTGTAAGGAAGTATCGTGACCTCGTGGAGGTGGTGATGCCGGGTCGATGGCGACGTGACCGCGAAGATCATGGACCGCGCGACCGGTGCTGGAGATCGACGCGTACGGGAGAATCGCCATCGGCCCCGGCGCCATCCGGAGCAACGAGGGATGGATCCAGCTCACGGGCAGCGTCCCACTCGACGAACCCGACCGATAGGCGGGGCGCGTCCCGTCACACTACATCCGGTACTTCAGCGCCGCGTCCGGCGAGATCGCCAACCCGACGGCCGACGGGACGATCCCCCGATGCGACTGGATGTTCCGGGCCTCACCGGTACAGGTGAGCCCGTTCCGTCTCATGGACGGCTGATGGGACGAGCTCGGACGATCCGGACGGTGGGTTCAGCACAATCCACTGCCCTATCGTGGGCATATCGTTCTCGAACCGTTCGCTGATGAGGCGCGGGATATCATCTTCCGCGGTCCCGTGGGCGCACAGCAACGCCAACTCGCGTCCAGTCGATGTCAATGAGTATCCGGACATGAAGCAGACGGTGTGCCTCTCGCTGTTCCATACCTGTCGTACGTCGCCGTTGACGATGATGGCGTTTGGGCCAGGCCGGAACACGATTTTCCGCCCGGTTGACTGGGTGACGAGCCCCGCGTCCTCAAGGACCGTCCCGCGCGGCAACGGGAATCCGCCATAAGTCCTTCCTTTGCCGTCGACCTGAGCCAGCAGGGGCACGGCATAGGGAGGTTCGCCTTCGCAGCGCACATCGAAGCACCAGGAGCACAGTTCCCGGAAACGCTGGGCCTCAAGCGGTGACATGTTGTTCAACGTCGTCAATGTCCGTTTCGAGAACGTTCCAGGACGGTTGATCTCACCGGCCAGCAGCTGGGCCCATATGGCCCGCACCTCGTCGTCGTACGCGTGCGAGGCGCCGTCCTCGAACGCGTCCCACCAGTCCGGCTGGAGCCGATCGACGCCGGACACATCCACGCTGCCGGCACGGCACGCGTCCTCGGCCATGCGTCCCACCGCGTTCAGGTTCTCGAAACCGTTGACCGTGCGCACGTACTCCCAGGCCAGCGCGTGCTCCTCCTCATCGGACAGCACGTCGTCGCCGAACAAGCGGCGCGCGTCCCCGACGGACTTGCGGAATATCGCCCGCTTTCCGCGCGTTCCGTCCCCGGACCGAACAGCCTCGCTGATCGACGTGACCAGTTTCGAAATGCCCGTCGTCGCACGCTCCACACCCTTGCCGGCCGATTCCACACCTTCGCCGATGGCCTTCACCTGACCACCCGGCGTCAACACGTCATCACTCATACCTCAGAGCATACGCCGAAAGGAACGATCCATGACCCCTCCAGCAGGCACCCCGTTGTGGGCGGTGATCCTGATCGCCGTCGTGCCGAGCCTGGCCACGGTCATAGTGGCGGTGATCCAGTCCCGTCAGATCCGCGGGCTGCGTGACCAGCAGTCGGCCACGAAGTGGGAGATCACGAACGACCATCAGGCGCCGTTGCGCGTGGACATGGACGAGAAGCACAAGCGGGTCATGGACGCGATCGACGGGCTGCGTGACGACATGAACGGTGAGTTCAAGACGGTGAACGAACGCGTCGCCAACGCCGAACGCGAGCACCTGGAGCTGCGCGAGGACATCCGCGAACTGAGGAGGCATCGATGATCGTCATCGTGATGATAGTCGCCGTAACCGTCGTGTGGATGTTCGTGCGCGGCGGCGACGACCGCTGGTAACAGTCAGCCAATCAGAAATTTCGCCCCATCCGATCGGGTGGGGCTTTTCCATATCCATCAACAGTAAAGGAGAGGAATGAGCATCAAGAACAAGAGCAAGCCGAGCCCGGTGACGCGGATCCTCGCGGTCGTCGTCGCCGTGCTGCTCGCGTGCACGCCGGCGATCGCGATGGCCGACATGGTCGGCATCGACGTGTCCGGCTGGCAGGCCTCGAACGTGACCTGCACCGCCAGCTACGACTTCGCCGTAGTCAAGGTGTCCCAGGGCGTAGGCTTCGAGAACTCCAGTTGGCGCACGCAGGCCAAGTGCGTGACAGACCGGGGCAAGAGCCTCGGCCTGTACCACTACGCCGGCGGCAACAACGCCGAGGCCGAGGCCGACTACTTCGTCGGCCGGGCGAGGGACTACATCGGCAGGGTCGTGCTCGTGCTCGACTGGGAGTCCTATCAGAACGCCCAGTGGGGCAATTCCGACTGGGTTCGCCGGTTCGTCCAGCGCGTCCACACGCTCACCGGCGTATGGCCGATGGTGTACGTGCAGGCCAGCGCGCTGGGCCAGATACCCGGCGACGTGCGCGCCAACTGCGGCCTGTGGGTCGCCCAGTACGCCAGCAACGCGCCCACCGGCTACCAGAGCCGACCGTGGAACTACGCGATCTACGGCGAGGCCATGCGCCAGTACACCTCCAACGGCTGGATCAGCGGCTACAACGGGCCGCTCGACCTCAACTACTTCAGAGGCGACGCAAGCCAGTGGCAGGCCTACGCCAACCCCGCCGGCGCAGCCAAGCCCGCAACCCCGCCGCAGACCGAGAAGCCGCCGACCCAGACCATCGACCTACAGGCACTCGCGACCGCCACCATCCGTGGCGACTACGGCAACGGCCAGCAGCGGCGCGACGCGCTCGGCGCGAACTACGACAAGGTCATGGCGATCGTCAACCAGCGCCTCGCCGGCACCGCGACCGTAGCGCCGCAGCAGGCCGCGCAGGCCAACACGACCCGCGTGGCCGTCCGCTCCGGCGACACCATGAGCGGCATCGCCTCGCGCACCGGCCTGTGGCCGCTGTCCAAGTGGAGCGTGCCCAGCGGCAACCTCAACCTGATCTACCCCGGTCAGGTCGTCACCTACAACGGCGGCGGCAGCGTCGCCACCGGCAGCAACGCGCCGCCGGCAACCCGTACCGTGACCGTGCGCAGCGGCGACACCCTCAGCGGCATCGCCGCCCGCCTCGGCATCGGCTACACGCAGCTCACCGGCTATCGCAGCGGCAACCCCAACGTGATCTACCCCGGCGAAGTGCTGCACTACTGAACTACTGAGAACCCGAACCCAACCTGGGAACCCCGCACCTTAGCCGGGCGGGGTTCCCAGGTTCCAACTGCAGAATCGAGGACAATATGACCGACGAAAACACCGAACCCAAGACCGCCGGCACGGAGCCGACCGTGCCCGATTGGCTGCTGCCGAACCGAGCCTATGACGTGCTCAAATGGCTCGCGCTGATCGTGCTGCCGGCCATCGGCGTGCTCGTGCAGACCCTCGGCCCCGTATGGGGCTGGACGTGGGCCGATCAGGCCGCGACGACCATCAACGCCGTCGCCCTGGCCATCGGCGTCGTCATCGGCGCAAGCACCCTCAAGGCCAAGGCATCCAAAACCGAATAACCATAAAAACACCGCCCCTCCATCCGGCATAACGCTGGACGGAGGGGCGGTTTTCACGTTTTGGGAGTAGCTTTCCGAGGCTCATTTTTTGCCCACATTTTGCCCACATTTTTCGTAAAAACAGGTTAAAAACCGTTAAAACCGGTTAAAACGAAAAAAGCCGCTCAGCCCTACTCCCGCAAGGCAAAGCGGCCATTTTCCAACCCGTTC